AGTGCCTGCTGACGAGGTGACGCAGGTTATAGACGACGTGTTCACCCGTTACGACGTTTGGAAACTTTACGGTGATCCGCCTTACTGGCAGACCGAGCTAGACGAGTGGGCCGGTAAGCACGGACACGAGCGGGTGATCCAATACTGGACGAACAACCTCAAAAAGATCGCTTTCGCGATTCGCGCCTGGCACACCGACTGGACCACCGGCGGGCTTACCCACGACGGCAACGAGGCATTTATCCGCCACGTCGGCAACTGCATTCGGAAGACAACCAAAATGAGGGATAGCGACGACGACTCCTTCCTTTGGGTGGTTCGGAAGGATGGTCAGAAATCGCCCCGCAAGATCGACTTGGTGATGGCAGCGGTCCTCAGCTGGGCTGCCCGGGGCGATGCGATCGAGGCCGGGGTTCTTCACGAGCCCGACTACGGACACGCTGCATGGTGAAAGGGACTATGGATTACAAGCTCGGACTCAAACCTCATATTTCTGATGAACGGGACATTCCGCTGACGGCGGTTTACTCCAAGCCGTCCGCGCTCCCGTCCGATTTCGGTGTCACCGGCCTTCCGTGGGGCATGTTGGGCAACGACGCTTTCGGCGACTGCTATTGGGCCAGCGCGGCACATGAGGTCATGGCACAGGCCCACCTGGCCGGTCGCAACCCTGCGTTCGACTTCGAAGGAGTGCTTTCCTCTTACGCCGAATATCTCGGGTTGGCGCCGGACGAACTGACCGAGGCGAACGATGCGGGAACGGGCATTCATGACGGCGCGAAATTCCGCCGACAGAGGGGCGTCAAGGACGTTTACGGCCACGGCCATCGGATCGGCGCCTATGTCTTCATCGAAGTACCGGATTACGAGTTGATCAAGTCGGCCGTCTACGACTTCAGCGGCGTCACCGTCTGCGTCGAACTTCCTGAATCCGCCGTCAACGCCGGTGTCTGGGATTACGTCAAGGGCTCCCCGATCCTCGGCGGCCACGCCATCGCCGGGGTCTGCGTCAAGCAGGGCGCGCTTTACGTGGTCTCTTGGGGCGCGGAGGTCGAGGTAACCCCGGCCTTCCTTGAGAAATACCTCCAGTGCGTTGTCGTTTACATCAGCGGCTCCACCCTCAACAAAGAAGGTAAGACCGTCAACGGGCTCGACGTGACGGCGCTACGCGAAAAGTTGGCTGCCCTGAATGCCTAACATAGAGAAAGAACTGCTTCTACAACTGAATGCACTAAGCGAAGAGTTGAACAGGCGTGCCTCGCAGCATCGCTTGATGAGCAGTTACTACGAGGGCCAAGCGCCCCTTCCGGCGGCAGTGGTACAAGCAAAAATCACGAGTGCCTATCGGGTGCTGATGCCGTTCGCATCCTCCAACTGGGCGGGTCTGATTGTCGATTCGGTTCAGGATCGCCTTGAGGTCGCGGGGCTGCGCAGCGAAGACAAGCGGACCGACGAAGTTGTGTGGGGTGCATGGCAGGACTGTCAGATGGACAGCGAGGCGAAGTTGGCGCATAACGCTGCCTTGGTGGACGGCCGTTGTTTCGCGACCGTCTGGCCGGACGCCGACGACAAACCCTCGATCACCCTTGACGACGGATCACAGATGGTTGTGCAGTACGAGGAAGGATCGCGCCGTCGTCGGGTCTGTGCGATGCGGCGTTGGCTCGATGACGCCGGTTATCCGAACGCGACCCTGTATCGACGCGACGGGATTTACAAGTTCATCGGACCGAAAGACGGCACCAAAACGATCACCACCATTTCGATCGCCCCGCTGACCGGCGGAAACCGCGGGCTTGCTACAACCCAAGATGCGACTATCGACGTGAAACCGGGGCAATGGGCGCGCCGGGACGTGGACGGGGAGGAGTGGCCGCTACCGAACCCCCTTGGCGTAGTGCCGGTGGTTGAGATCGCGGTCAATCGTCGCCTTAAGCCGGGCAGCTTCGGTTACGCGCGCGGGGAGTTCGAGCACACTACCGGGCATCTTGATCGGATCAACACCCTTACCTTCCTCGGGCTGGTTGTCGCCTTCTGGATGGGTTTCCCGTTGCGGGCGGTGATCGGCGACCGGATCATGAAGGACGACGAAGGCAAACCGGTAGCCCCGTTCAAGGTCATGGCCAACGAGGTTGCGCAGTTCGAGAAACCCGACGTGAAACTGATGCAGTTCGAAGCGGCGGACCTGAAAAACCTGTCGGTCGAGGAACACGTCAAACATCTCGCGGCGATTACCAAGACGCCCGCCCACTACCTACTTGCTGAGATGGTCAATCTGTCGGCGGATGCGATCCGGGCGTCTGAGGCGGCCTTGGCGTCGAAGGTGACCAATCACAAGGCATCGCTTGGCGAGGGTTGGGAGGAGGTCATGCGACTGTGTGGCCTTGTGGATCAGAAAGAAGTGGAGTTGTCGCCGCGGGCTGAGGTCTTGTGGGCTGATCATGAGTCCCGGTCGATGGCTGAGCGTGCTGACGCGGCGCTGAAGCTGAAAGAAATTCTGCCTTGGCAGGCAATCGCCGAGCGGGTCTTGGGCGCCACCCAGAACGAGATCGGACGGTGGGAATCACAGCGCGCCAGCGACGCTTTGAACGCCCTGGTGGCAGGGATGGCCAAGGAAAGCCCGAAAGGCCCTGAAAACGGCGCAGAACCGGCCCAGACGGGCAATGCGGCCCAGCCGGGCAATGGGGGGGCGGCGAAAGTCTGATGGCGTCCCAACTGGCGACCGCGCACATAATCGCCCAGGAAAAGGTCCGGCAGACGACGGTCAAGGGCGTCGGGACGATCTGGCAGGGTCTCAGTGGATACGACGAAGGCAACATGACCGAATGGCTGCGTCAAGTGGTGCCCTACGTGATCGGGGGACAGCGGGCATCGGTCGCGATCACCGCCGCTTACCTGGCCCGTGTGCTTGAGGTGCCTGCGCCGGGGATCAACGCCGGACAGCTGATCAAGGATCTGCGCGGGGGTGTGACGATGAAGGAGGTCTACCGGCGACCGTTTGTAACCGTCTGGGGGATGCTCGGCGAACATCGTCCATGGCAGGACGCCCACAATGCCGGAATGGTCCGGGCACGGGCTGCGGCGGCCGTAGACGTGCAGATGGCGATGCGGGCGACCTGTCAGCTGGTTCAGGAGATGTACGCATGAAAGTCATCGGTTGGGAACGGGTGGCGGACGCAGGCGCGTGTGACTTCTGTCAAGAGCTTGATGGTGCGATGTTGGCCAGCGCCGATGCAATGGCGCTTCACAACGGCTGCGGCTGCGGCATCGAGCCGGTTGTCGAGGAGGGGACCAAACGCGGCGCCCCCCTACAGCATGTGACCGAAATGCGGGCCGACGAATTCCAAGCGACACCGATCCCCGACACGGTTGCCGTCAACGAACACGGCGAGATGGGTCAGGTACTAGGTGCCGCCGGGGATGCGTTTACGTCTGAGGCGGATCTGTAAGGACGGCACCGGATCGGGTGCCACTGGTCCTGCCCACGTTCCTACCGTGAAGGTGGATCACGGTTCGCACAGGTCCCGCCGCTTTCACCACCGGCCAATCGACGGACGATCTACGAACGTCGCATCGTGCCGCGACAACCGGGGATAGTTCGCCGATCGCCGCAAGCGCATCCTCGACGGCTGGAAACTTCATCGCTTCGTTGCGATCACACAACAGGGAAAACCTGCCTCCTGCCATGGTTGCCGGGTCAAGTTCGGTCAGGCAACCTCGGTATGGGTGTTCAACGATGTGATAGTCGGGCATGCTCACTCCCTTTTCGGCCGCCGGTGGGGGCGGGGTTGGTGGCGATACCTTTACCACACTTGCCACGAGGGCGAATGTGCCCTAGCGGATCGCCTCGAAGACAGTCTCCAGCGTGCCCTCTCAGGTATCTGTCGAACGACTGCTCGGTCGACAGAGCTATCGCGGTTCCTTCGTTCATCGTTTCCTCCAATTCTATTGATGGCTCCATTTGTATCCGCGTGCCCTAGCGGATCGCCTCGAAGACACTCTCCAACGTGCCATCCAAGGTATCGCAGATGCAGCTTTTTACCTCATCGCCGGGGTCATCAAAGACGCGAACTTCATAGAGGTCAACGGGGTCGAACTTGTTGATCCGGGGAATGCGTCTGACGTAGATCGCAGTGGGTTCGTCAACTACCCGTACGGCGATATTTCCGCGGTAGTTAACGGCTACTGAGCCGTCCACACCGACCTCATTCATTCCAAGGGAAATATCTATCGCTAGTTGCGTCATCTCGGTAACGTCGATTGCTTCTTTCTCTTTATTCATGATTTCCCTTTTCGATTCATTAAAACGTCATGCCGTCCGTGAGCAAGCTGATCTTTAACGACCATTGAATGGGCGGCTTGCAACGAGGACATGCTTTCCAGTTGGTCCGCCGCTTTTCTAAGAACCTCGGCAAGTCCATGAAGGGTTATGTCCGGCGCTAGTGAGTCGAGAGTCATACGATATTTCACAGTGAAGTCCTTTCCGTTTTTCTAACTCGCCCCAATGAAGATAGCACGGAGGCTGGTTACGAGCAACCAGCCTTAACAATCCAGACGCCGCAACGGCGTCCAATCCCTGAAGGAGGCCGCACGGCCCTATGAAGATCAAGCATGTTCTAGCTGTCCTGCTGCATCGTCCTATCGAGGTGACCTCCCCGCAGGGGATGCGCTTCAACCTATGGCTCCGCGACCGTCTGGTGCTGCCTGTGATCGCAGGCGGGGACGAAACCGACGAGGAGAAAGCGGCAAAAGCGACGGCGGACGCTGAGGCGGCTGCCGCCAAAGAGGCTGCTGCTAAAGAGGACGAGACCGAGGAAACCGAAGAAGAAGACGAGGAAACCGAAGAGGAAAAAGAGGCCAAAGGGGCTGAGGAGACTGATTGGAAGAAAATGGCGCGGAAGCACGAGAACCGTGCCAAGGCCGCCGAGCGCAAACTCAAAAAGGAACAGGGCGAACGCAAGAAGTTGGAGGATGAGAGCAAAAAACGCGGCGATGCCGAAAAGACCGAGCATGAAAAAGCCGTTGATAAGGCGCGTGAAGAGGGGAAGCAGGAAGCGCTGACCGTCTCGGAAAAAGTACAGCGCAAAAGTAACCTTGAAGTAGCTGTTACCCGACTTGCCTCCAAAGGTGTGAAGGTCGGCGACGGCGATAATCAGAAGACCATTCGGTTCTCTGATCCCGAGGATGCGCAGACGTTCCTTGATCGCAACATCGCCAAGGGTGAGGTGGACGAAGAGGACATATTCGGAGAGGACGGCAAGGTAAACGGCGCCGCTGTTCAAGACGCCTTGGTGACCATCCTCGAAGAGAAGCCTGTGCTTGGTGCTGAGTTCAAACCCCGTCCGAAAGGCGAGGTTGATGCCGGTAAGGGGAAAAGCACCGGCAAGGACCTTGAGGAGATGACGCCCGAGGAACACTTCCAGCGTATCCGGAAGACGACTTAACCCAGTTTTACCCGGAGGGCACCGCACGGAGCCCGTTGTACCTGCTGCCGCATGGCGGCTTTGAAAACCGTCAAAAAAAGCGACAGGAGGGCCAACGAATGGCCGGTAATAAATTCATCACGCCGAGCGTGATCGCCCGAACGGGTCTCGCTCATTTGTATAACTCGATTGTCCTCGCCGGGCTGGTTTGGCGAGACTTCGACTCCGATTTCAACGGTAAGGTCGGCGACACCATTACGGTGCGCAAGCCCGCCGTGTTCGAGGCCGAAGTGTTCGACCGAAAAGAAGGAATCAGCCTCCAGGACGCGGAAGAGGATTCCATTCCGGTGAAACTGGACACGATTGCCAACGTGTCCTTCGCAGTTACGGATGAGCAGATGCTCCTTGAGATCAATGATTTCTCGGCACAGCTGCTGATTCCGGCGATGGAAGCGATCGCGCAGAAAGTTGACACCGATCTCGCCAACGAGCTTGTTGCGGCGGCGTCGGAAGAAGGACAGGTCTCCGCAATCGGCAAAGCGGAACCGTTCACGGTGCCTCTCGGCGCCCGTACGATCCTGTCCCGCAACAACCTGCCGACCAGTGGACGTATCGAGGTGCTTTCCCCGGAGGCTTCCGCCTCACTGCTTGGGGATGACCACTTGGTTACGTCGAACATGTCGGGTTCGACGGATGCCCTGCGCGAGGCGCAGATCGGCAAACTGTTCGGGATCGACACGTACGAATCGCAGACGTTTGGTGAGGGTCCTGGTGACAAAGGCTCGGCTGACGGCGTTGCGTTCCATCGCACCGCTATCACGCTGGCGAGTCGCCCGCTGCCCATCCCTCGTGGTGTTGCGGCTAATCAGGTAGACGTTTCCAACTACAAGGGCCTGTCCCTTCGAGTTGTGTACGACTACAACAACACCTACAAGCAGGACGAAGTCTCAATCGACATGCTCTACGGAGTCGCCCCCACGCGGCCCGAGGGTACCGTCGAACTCGACTTCGGCCAGGGCTCGTAACCGGCCTATCCCCCCGGGGGAAACCTCGGGGGGACATAGCCGCTAAAGAGGGGCACAAAATGCACGATGACGTGACGTTGACGTATGCCGCTGGCATCGTTGACGGAGAGGGTTGGATCGGTATGTCGGTTTGGGAGCCAAAGGGACGAGGAAAAAGCCCAGTTTTCCAAGCCGTCATTGCCGTCAATATGACCGATGCAGAGGTACCGGTATGGCTTGCGGAGACATTCGGTGGCAAGGTCATCACTATTGAGCACCCGGGCGGGCCGTCCCGCAACTGCAAGCCAATGCATATGTGGAAGTTAACTGCGGATCGCGCTGCGACTGTTTGTCGCCTTCTGCGTCCGTATCTGCGGATCAAGCATCGCCAAGCAGAGCTAGTTATCGCATATAGAGAAGACCAACGGCTTGATTTCACCCGTCATGGCGGTCGTGGTGTCCGTGTCCCATCCGATGAGATCGCTGTCAAACGCGAGTACGCAATGGCGCTAAAGACCGCGAACGCAAGAGGAGAGGAGTTGAGTTAATGTGGCAAATTTCGTCATGAATATTGCGAAGGGCCGGATTGTGGAGCTTTATGCTCGCGTGGAGTCAAATGACCCTAGTACCAGTGCGCTTGTGCTAGTTCCACTGTCGGCTACCGACACCGAGGCCAATCGTCAGGACGACGATAACCTGTCGGTCTTTCTCGCTGCTACGCCGAACGAGCAGACCGCAGGCGGATGGGTCCGCAAGGTGCTGACCGATACCGAGTTGGCCTCTGTACCTGCCCCGGAAGATACGGGCAACAAATACATCGTCTCCCTCCCGGAAGTGAAATGGACGGAACCGGAAACCGGAAGCAACGTGGTTGCCTTGGCCGTCTGTTATGACCCCAAAACCGGGGAAGGGACCGACACTGAAATCCTCGTACTGACGGTGCATGACTTCGCGGTCACCGCCGATGGTAACGACGTAATCCTCAATGCTGGCTCGTTCCTGAGCGCGGCGTAAGAGAGGCGAACATGCTCAAGAAGATCCTGAAGCTGCTTACGCTAGACCAGCCAAGAAACAACGACCCATTTCATGACGAGATCCGTTATGAAGACAACGTTGAGATTATTCTGCGTGGTCCCAATGGCGAAATCAAAGAGCGCCGAGAGGGGCATAACCTGCTGACCACGGTCGGTAAGGAAAAGCTCATCGAACGCGGGATCATGGCT